TCAATCCGCTGCACGTGCTGCTTTGGCTCAAAATGGACTGGATGTGAATGAAGGCACAGCACTGGTCATTAATGATGAAATTGAACAGGCTGCAAATTACGATGCAAATATGGCTGAAGTCACAGGCTATAACTCCTCACAGCGATTGAAAGCACAAGCCAGCCAATTTAAAAACAATGCGAATACGGCAGCCGCCACAGGTGTTTTAAATACTGTTTCTGCGGGTGCTGGTGGATACTCTAAGGCTGTTACTGCCAAGAAACAATCTGCACTTCTAGATGCGCAAATCGCCAATGAAACAAAGGGGTGGAAATAATGCCAAGAATCCCGATGGGTAATTTTGGTAAAGCAATGCCTGAAGTTCAACGTATTGCTGTACCTCAAAACAACTTAGATCAGCTGGGTTCAGCCATTGCTAACGCTGGAAGTTCTGTACATGGTGCATTTCAGGAAATCGATAAGCAAAAACAAGAGGCTGAACTCAGTGCCAAACGCCTTGAGCTGTACAACAACGAATTAGCCAAGCAAGAAGCAAAAGTTAAGCTTGATGACATCATGACCACTGAAATGAATGAGCAAGTTACGCTTGTTAAAAACGGTGTGTCGAATGGCGATTACAATGCCAAGGCTGGTCGAGATGCTTTAAACAAATGGTCAGAAGATCGTTACAAGCAAATTGAATCAGAACTCCCGGAGTTTGCACGTCCAGATTTAAACAACTACTGGCGTGATAATGTGAATCGTCAGGCTTCAGGTTTATTGCCGTTGCAACTTCGCGCAGATATGCAAAAAGGTGTTGTGCTTGCTGATCGCTACGGTGACATAGCTTCACGTTATGATCGCAAGCAAGGACGTACATATTTAGAAACGAATCTCGCAAGTTTGAATCTACCTGCAGCGGATGTGCAGGCGCGGGTAAATGCTTTTGAATCAGGCCAAGACATTCTCGAAATTGAGGGTGCTATTTCCAGTGCTGTAGAGAATAAAGATACCAATTCATTGCACCAGTTGATTACCAAAATGGATAACGGTGGCTTTGGTTATACCGATGGGCAGACACTACAACAAAAGAAAAATCAGGTTTTAAGCCGTATTGATGCCATTGAGACCCAAGTACGAGTTGAAGAAAACAAGCGCAATTCAGAGGCAACTAAGCTTTTGAATGACTATAAAGCCAACGTACTAACAGGCCGTGCCCAAGACTCAGAATATGAGAACAATGTAAGCAAGGCTGTAGCGGGAACTGAAAGTGAAACTGAGTTTAAATTTCTTCAACAGCAGTCTGTGAATTTTCAACGTTTTGCCAATAAATCTACACCTGAACAGCAAAGACTGATTAACGAACAAAAAGCCAAAATGAAGCTACAGACGGCTAAAACCAATCCTAATCAGGTCGTTCGTGAAGCAGGCTTGCAAGTGCATAGCTTAGGTGGAAACACGCTTAAATCGAATCCTAGTGCGTGGATTGATGGTGCGGTGGATAACGGTATTAGTCAGTTGTCTTTAAAAGATGCCAATATTACTTTGAGACCAATTTCTGAGGAAGATTTGCCCGAAGCGAAGAAAGCCTTTGATGGCATGGGAGTGAATGAAAAGCTGAATTTTATTAGCGGCTTAATCTCCAAATCCAAAGGGCATCCAAGAGGTGCAAGTATTTGGGGTGCAACTTTGGCTCAATTAGGTTCAGGCGATCAAAACTATGTAGCTGCTGGCCTTGCTGATATGAATAAATTTCAAAGTACTGAGGGACGTAAGCTTTCAACCTCCATCGTCAACGGCACACAAATTCTAAAAAACAAACAGCTCATCATGCCTAAGGATGCAGACTTAAAATCAGCATTTAACAGCTATGTGGGCAATACCGTATCAGGTACGAGTGCCAATAATGCTTATAACGTATTCCGTGCAGTGTATGCCGATACCATGGAGGCACGGAATTTACAGCATGACAAAGCAGACGAATTGCCGAATAAAGACGTGCTGAAATTTGCTTTAGCTTTTGCCACTGGTGGTGTTCATCAACAGTCAGGAACACTTAAAAATTATATGGGTGGAAAGCTAGAGGACTGGAAAGTAGCTATGCCTTATGGGATGACCGATGACGCTTTTGAAAGCCGTCTCGATGCTGGGTATGCATCACTAGCCAAGCACACAGGCATGACCGAAGCAGAGCTTAAAACCTTTCGTTTACGACAATCACCAGTGCGAAGCAAAAAGGGTGAAATTCAATACGATTTACTTAATGAGCGCGGCACCCCATTGCAGATCGATGGTGTTAATTGGCGAATCATGATTAATGGAGCAACTAAGTAATGAATTGGCTCAGTGAAATCGATGATAGCGAACAGCAATCTATCAATGAAATGAATGCAGGTGGTTTGGGTAAAGCACCAAAGCAACCTAAAAAAGAAGCTGGCTTATTTGATGGTGCTGCAACTGCTATCCCACGTGGTGTTGCTGCGGGTGCTGTCAAAGTCTATGACACGGCTAAGAAACCTTTTGAACGTGTTGCTGATCATTTGCAATACTCCATTGATGATGTCCAAAATGGCGGCTTAGATGGGGCATTGGATGCGCGTGAAAAGTCATTTTCAGAAGTACATGAAGAAAAGAACAAAGATCGCCGTGACGCTTTAGTGATGCAGGTTGAAGAACTGCAAGATGCACCGAACTCAGGATTGGTCGGTAATATGCTTTTTGGTGTTTCGGATTATGCTACCCGTACCTTGGCAGGTGCTCCACTTGGACCAGTGGGTGCGGCGCTAACTACAGGTGTAACCGAGGTGAATTACAGTCGTGAGGATTTAATTCATAAGGGCGTTGATGAAGATACAGCGACAACAGCAGCTTTGATCGATGGTGGCGTCGCAGCGGCATCTACAGTACTTCCTTTAAGCTATGGTTTTAAAGGCACTGGTGGTCTTGTCAAAGATGCAGCCTTGTCGGTTGGTGGGGCAACTGCTTTGTCTACTGCGGGGCAATATGCAAGTGGTCAGGTGCTTGAGTCTGGTGGCTACGATAAACAAGCCAAAAAGTACGAAATTACAGGTGAGAGTGTCGGCACAGATTTAGCATTAAATGCGCTAATGTTTGGCGCTGCACGCGGGGCAAGTCGTTATCTAAATAAGACACCTGAGCAAGTCGAAGCCGAAATTGATCAAGAACGTGCGGCACTGGTTTTGAATGAATTGGAATTTGAAAAAACACTAACACCAGTCAAAGCAACTGACCCAGTTCAGCAAAATAATCATTTAAAGAATCTGGATGCTTCGGTGGATGCAATACGCATGGGTAGACCTGTCAACGTGGTGCATCCAGTTAAGGGTGAGGAAAAGCAGAAGCCGGTCAATTATGAAACTATGGCTTTGCCAAGCAATGCCAAGTCTATTGCACGTAAAGCGCAGCAGGAAGGTGTTAATCCTTCGGTGGCTCTTACTATCTCCCACATTGAAACAGGTGGAAGATTCAATCATACAGCGAAGAATCCGACATCATCTGCACATGGTTTATTCCAGATCCTGGATAAAACATGGAAAGGACAGGGCGGTGGGGATCGTTACAGTGTTGATGAACAGATCAAACAAGGCCTGAAGCACATCAAGAATGCCAATGCATCCATGCGCAAAAGTCTGGGGCGTGAGCCGGTAGAGCATGAACAGTATTTAGGGCATTTACTTGGACCAGGTGGCGCATCCGCAGTATTAAAAGCAGATCCAAATACGCCATTAATTGATGTAGTACGCAAATACGATCCAAAGAATGCTGATGCAGTTGTGGCTAATAATGCCATGCAAGGCATGACAGTCGGGCAGGCGATTGGTAAGTGGCGTAATAAATGGAATAGCTTAAGCTCTCGTTATGGTGGTAATGGTACAAGTACTGCAATGGGCATGGATGGTTCAAGCTATGACTTTGCCTATGAAGTGAAATCATTAGGTGAGTTGATTGCGTCCAATGATGCAGCTTATGGAGTGAATCCACTTTACCCAGCCGATCTACAACCACGTGACCGTACCCGCGAAGCATCACGCCAACAGATTGAGAATATGGCAGACGATTTAAAGCCTGAATGGTTGGGAGAATCTGCAAAGCTTTCAGACGGTGCACCAATTATTGGTGTGGACAATGTTGTTGAATCGGGCAATGGTCGTACACTAGCAATCAACCGTGCATATGAAACAGGCAAGGCCGACAACTATCGAGCTTATATTGAAAAATATGCTGCTGAAAAAGGCTGGGATATTTCAGGGATTGCTGCTGAAAAAGGCTGGGATATTTCAGGGATTGATCGACCTGTATTAGTCCGTACACGCTTAACAGATACAGACCGTGTGCAATTCACCAAGTTAGCCAATGAAGCAGATGTGGCCCAGTATAGTGCATCTGAACGTGCAACCAGTGATGTAGATCGCTTGCCTGATGCATCATTACTCAAAATCAATAATGATGGTTCTATCAACTTAGATGGTTCTATGGACTTTATTCGCGGATTTGTGAACTCACTCCCAGAGTCAGAAAAGCCAAATATCTTGACCGACGACGGACGTTTATCACAGGGCGGGAAGCAACGTATTGAATCTGCGATTATGCAGAGTGCCTATGACGATTCTAGTCTTGTTACTAGACTATATGAAAACATCGACGATGATAGTAAAACCGTTTTAAATGCATTGCTCCGTGCGGCTCCCCAATTGGCACAATTGGGTGCTTTGGTTAAACAAGGGGGGAGACATGCCAACACACTGGCAAAGGACTTATCTCAAGCAGCTCAAAAGCTCAGTGATTTAAAGGCCAATGGTCAAACTGTAGATGATTATTTAAACCAAATTCAGCTCATCGATGACGGATTAAGTAATGGAGCAAAACAATTTTTAAATGTGTTTGATACCAATAAACGTAGTGCTAAAGCCATTTCGGACAACATCCAAGGTGAAATTGATCGCATCGATTCACTAGGTGATCCGCGCCAAGGCTCATTATTTGGTGATGGACCAGAAGAGTCAGCCGCTTTAGATATCATCATGCAGAATCCGGATCAGCAAATTTCTGTCAGTCGTATGCGGCCAGATGGGGAAATGGAAGAAATCACCATGTCTTTACGTGAACGTTTGGATGAGCTGGAAGCAGAGGCACGTCAGGCACAAGAAGATACTTTGGCCGCACAGACTGCTATTAGTTGTGCTTTACAGTTTGGGGAGTAAATGTTAAATAACTGGTTTTGATATAAATATAGATGTAGGGAATATGTCCAATACAATTTTTTTGGTAGCTTATGTTACAGAAAATAATGAGGTAAAAAGTGCCACAATTTTTACTGATGTAAGTTATTCAGGCACTTTGGGTCCTAGAGCATTTGAACACTATGCGCAAGCCGTAAAAGTTAAGACAGGTGATACTGTTAAATATCTTTTAAACATTCAATCATTAGGTGTATTCAGTGAGCCTGAATCTGTTCAGTATCCATATTAATTTAAGTACACAGCAAACCACGCCTTAATCAATGCTCAGATAACTAAAACTATCTGAGCATTTTTTATGAAAGACCAATGCAAGGCCGCCGTAGCAAAAGCACTCGGCAAGGCAACACTAAACCAGCAAGAAGCAACCGACATTGAAAACCGCATTAAAGATGCTATGAAGTCTTTGGCTAAAAAAGATCGTGATGCATGGCGCAATTTATCTGATGTTGAAAAGCTTAGTAAAGCCGGTGAGTTTGTCGCACAGGATATTCAGGCACAATTAAAAAGAAAGCATGCCATTGCTGCACGTGACATCCTGACCCAAAACAAAAACCTTGCTGCTTTAGATCATCCGACCTTAACCGCCAGTGAAGTCGTAGACCGTATGGTTGCAGCACATGGTGATATGTCTGGTGTTCAGTCGATTGATTCTAAATCCCGCGCGATTGCAGCCATTTACCGTGGTGAGCTGGTGGACTTCTATACCAATGTTAAAGGCGGTTTAGGTGTATTCACCGATGCAGAACTAGTTCAGAAGATCGTACGTGAACGATTCAATGACAGCACTGGCGATCCGTTGGCCAAGAAGATCAGCGACAAGATGGGCGAAGTCTTTGAGGGTATGCGTGAACGCTTCAACCGTGCCGGCGGTGATATTGGAAAGCTGGATGATTGGGGGCTACCGCAGACACATAGCTTAGAAAAGATCATTAAGGCTGGGAAACAGGCATGGGTGCAGAAAGCAGAAGGCTTAATCGACACTTCCAAGTATGTGCATGAGGATGGAACGTACTATTCACAGCAAGAGATCCGCGATCTGCTTGAATATTCATTCGACACCTTGAGCAGCAACGGTGCAAACAAAACTGAAATTGGCCGTCAGTCCTTTGGTGGCAATTCCAAAGTTACCAGCCGTCATTCTGAAAGCCGTGTGCTGCATTTTAAAGATGCTGAATCATGGATGGAATATCAGTCTGAGTTTGGCGGCATGCCGTGGAATATCAGTCTGAGTTTGGCGGCATGCCGTTTGTGGATCTGATCGAGGCGCACGTAAATGGGCTATCTAAAGACATTGCTATGGTGGAAAATCTTGGCAGTAGTCCCAAAAATTCCATGCGCATATTGATGGATGCAGCAGAGCAAAAGGACTGGCAAAAGGGATTGGATGCGGATACCACAGCCAAATCACGCAAACGCGCACAAACCATGTTTGATGAGTTCACTGGCCAGAATACACCACAATCCGAAGTGTTAGCCAATCTTGGTCTTGCATACAGATCAATGAACGTGGCATCCATGCTGGGCGGCACCACAATTTCATCCGTCACCGATCAGGCTATGATTGCCAAGACTGCATCAGTGCATGGCATTGCTTTCCGCAAAACCTTTGGTGAATTGCTCACGCAGTTAAATCCAAAAAATAAAGAAGATCGGGAGTTGGCGCACAGCTTAGGCTTAGCCACAGAAGAAATGCTCGGTTCTATCGCGCGTTGGTCTGATGATGGCTTAACCTCAGTGCATGGCAAGTCACAGAAATTAGCACGTGCATCCAGTGGTATTGCATCCCAAGTCATGCGCGTATCTGGTCTGAATGCGCTAACGGCAGCATCAAAAGTTGGCTTCTCTAAAATGCTTATGGAAAAGTACGGACGTTTAAGCCGATCTAAAGCATGGGCTGATCTGGACGCAATGGATCGTGAACTGATAGAAAAAACCGGACTAAACGAACGAGCATGGGAAGTCATGCGTCTGGCTGATCCGGTGGTGGATCGTAAAGGCAACCAGTTGATGTCAGCACGTTCAATCTATGAGATTCCTGACGACAAGCTATTAACTGCAATGGATAAGGATGTTAATCAGCTGGTAAATGGTATTAATGACCAGATCAAAGAATTGAATGATCGAAATGCGTTAGATGATCAGCGTATTTTGAATCGTGAGCAAAAGTTGGATGATGTGAAGCGCAGTCTTTCACAGCGTTTGCTTGATTATGCAAACAGAAAAGATTCACAAGCTCAAGCAGAAAAGCAGGCATTACAAGATCGAATGGATCTGCTTGATGCTCAGAAAGAGGCCGCAGCAGCTCAGGCTGACATGAATGCCTATATTCGCACGATTGAAAATCAGGAAGACCTAAAAGGTTTTGTTGATGGTATTACGCAAGGAAAGACCATTGATAACCTGACAGACAAGGCGAAAAAACTAGGCCGCACACTTGAGAGCCTGGACAATAAGGTTGCAACAAAAACAGCCAGTCTGAACGATAAGATCAAGACTTTTGAAAAAGAGATTCAGGGGAAGTTCACAGATTTCAATGAGCTTTTAGGAAAACGTCAGAAGCTGCCAAAAGAAAAATTAGCAGAGTATGAGGGTAAATTATCAGAGCGTTTGAATCGCTATGCAGCACGGCGCGATGTGAAAGCGCAGCGTGAATTTGAAGCTTTGACTGAGTTAAAAGAATTAGTTGGGTTGAAACAGGAGCAGCTTGAAACTGATTTTGAAATTAAAAAGGCAGTCGAACAGACTAGAATTAAGAATAAGACTGATAAAAAAATTGATTCGTCTGTTACTCGGAACACTCGCAGAACTTATAAAAGCGGTGAGGATCTAGGCCGCCGTTTGGGTAATGCTGAGAGAAGAATGACAGAGATGCGTGCAAAGATGCGTGCAGCTGATAGCAGTGCAAATAAATCGATTAATCAGAAGTTTAAAGATTTGGATAAACGCGTAAATGCTTTAGATGATGAGTTTGTTGAATATCAGGCGAAAGTGGCAGAACGTCAAAATAAGCGTCAGTACGTTATGGATAAGCTTGCAAACAGTATTGATGGTGAAAAGAAACTATTGGCACAAAAAATACGTGACGAAGTGGCCACACAATTTCAGGCACATTTGCTGGATGAACAGGGCATGGCCGTGGTTGAAGCCGGATTGCGTGAACGTACATGGATGAGTGCAGGACAGCGAAAAGGTACAGGTATGGGGGAGCTGGTCAAATCTATGCTTCAGTTTAAGTCATTCCCAGCCGCTTTTTTAATGCGCCATGGTAGCCGTGCAATGAGTCAGCCAACAAAGATGAGTAAGGCAGGCTATGGGGCTTCAATATTCGCTATGACTACTTTGCTTGGTGCTTTAGTTGTTCAGCTTAAAGAGCTCGCAAACGGTAATGATCCACAAACTATGTGGGACAGTGATGAACCTGAGAAAGGGTTAGAGTTCTTTAAACGCGCATTTGTTGCAGGCGGAGGCTTACCTGTTTTAGGAGATATATTAGTTGCTGGTATGGATCCAAGTGGACGTGATACGGCAGATTTCTTATCTGGTCCTTTTGGTTCAGACGCTAAGACAATACTTGCTTTAACTGTCGGTAACGCGACTCAGGTTGGAAACGGTGTTGAAACAAATGCTGGCAATGAAGCTTTCAGATTTCTTAAAAATAAAATACCAGCTCAAAACCTTTGGTACACCAAAGCAGCCACTAATCGAATGATTTTTGATGAAATGCAAGATATGATTGCACCTGGTTATCGAGAAAAGCTTTTACGAAAAGCTGAGCGTGAGCAAGATCGCACGCGCTTTTGGGGTGATGATTTGGGTGATATTCAAGCACCTGATTTTGAGCGAGTAGTGCAATAACCAACTTACCCAACAAACCACAATTTATCCCCCTGTATATATCACTTATACAGGGGGATTTTTTATGGCGGAACAAAAGAAGCAAGGCCACTTAAAGCCTGAAACACGTGAGAAGTTAAAACTGTCATTGGAAATGTCTGCTGAAGATGCAGTTGATTTGATGACTGAAGCTTATGGGCAAGACATTTTTGATAAGAAAGGACGTGGCGATAAGGTTTGGCTATATAAGGGAGCCAAAGAAGCATTGTCATGCATGGAGAAAATTAAACGTGTATTGAATGATGAGGAAATGACACGGGGTAATACCGATGAGCGAACTATTACGCCTGAACAACAAGCAATGGAGCTGCTTAAAGCTGTGACAGAAAAATTAGAAGCACGTAAGCAACGTCCGAGCTAATTATGAAAGTCAGCTTTGCTGCATTCTATCTTATTTATGCTGAAACGCTGAATTGGATCGTTCCCGATTTCCATTTAGATGTCTGTGATTTCCTAGAGGATTACGGCACGCTTGGCCTATTGATGATGCCACGTGGTCATGGAAAATCAACGATTCTTGATATCTATAACGCATGGAAGTTGTTCTGCAATCCTGAGCATTTGATCTTACATCAGGGTGCGACGGATCCCGATGCTTATAAAGTCAGTCGTGGTACCGAACAAGTATTAGAACGTCATCCACTGAGCAATCTATTTGGAATTAAAAAAGCACGTGGTGAGACACAAAAATGGTGGGTATCGGGTTGTACTGACGTTCGACATGGTTCTATTCACGCGCGCGGCATTCTTTCAAACGTGACAGGATCACGTGCAAATGAAATTCAGAATGATGATGTTGAAGTACCTTCCAATATTGGAACTCCTGAAGCGCGTGAAAAGCTACGTTATCGACTAGGTGAA